AAGACTAGAGCGCAACGTGAAAGAGGTATCAGGCAGGACGAACTCAGAAGCTATTTAGCGGAGCGGGGTCGGCTTGATTACGTCTTTGATAACATTGAGAAAATCGAACAGCTAGACCCTGAGTCTGATGAGCACTTCGACAAGCGCCTTCAACAGCTTAAAGTTGCAAACGAGCAACGCATAAGATTGCTCAATAAGTACCTGCCAGACATGAAGGAAGAGCAAAACGAAGTCACTGATCTGCCGCCTGTCGTCATACAGCTAACTAATGCAACTGACCCCACCACAGTCTGACATCTTTGTATGCCCTGCCCGCTTCCGTGTAGTGGTCGCGGGTAGACGTTTCGGCAAGACCTTTCTCAGCACAGCAGAGCTAATCAGTCGTGCGCTTGGTAAGCCCAATCAAAATGTATGGTATATAGCCCCTACGTTCCGCGCTGGCCGCGATATAGCATGGGACATGCTCACACAACAAATCCCTCGCGAGTATATTGCCAAGACTAACGAAACGTCGCTCACTGTTACGCTGAAAAACGGATCTAGTATTTCGATCAAGGGCGCAGAGAAACACGACAACCTTCGCGGACGAGCAATCGACTTCGTGGTGCTTGATGAGTTTGCCGACATGAAGCCAGAGGCATGGTACGAAGTTATAAGACCTTCTCTTTCTGGCAGGGGTGAGCAGGGTTCCGCTTTGTTTATAGGTACGCCCAAAGGCCGCAATCACTTCTATGATCTGTACGGAAAAGGAATAGACCAAGATGAAGGCTGGCAGTCTTACCAGTACACGACCATTGAGGGCGGTAATGTGCCGCCAGATGAGATTACGAGCGCCAAAGCAGACCTTGACGACCGAACATTTCAGCAAGAATACCAAGCACAGTTCGTCAACTACAGCGGCATCATCTACTACGGGTTCAAGCGTGAGCAGTCAGTAGTCAGGCATGATGGTGAACACCCTGTCATCCACGTCGGGATGGACTTTAACCTTGATCCGATGTCTGCTGTACTGATGACTCGCAGAGGCGACACACTGCACGTATTCGACGAGATTGTTATGTTTGGCTCGAACACCGATGAGATGGTCGCAGAGATTCGCACACGCTACGGAAATGGTACAATAGTCATATACCCTGACCCTGCATCGCGTCAACGGAAAACGAGCGCAGGGGGTAGAACGGATTTGTCCATTCTGCAAAACGCGGGATTTGATGTAAAAGTAAGGTCATCACACGCGGCGGTTAGAGATAGGATAAACAGCGTAAACTCGCGTCTACTGTCTAAAGATGGTCAGCGGCGCTTGTTTGTAGACCCTAAGTGCAAGAAGGTGATCGAATCATTGGAACGCCACACCTACAAGGAAGGCACCAGCCAGCCAGAGAAGGACGGCTTCGATCACATGAATGATGCACTAGGCTACGCCGTTGAATATCTATTCCCCATACGAAAGGCGAATAAGCCGCAAGCCCCGCAGAGGTGGACGTAAATGTATTACGAAGATATTGAGTACCAGCATCCCGACTACGAAAACAATCTGGACCGCTGGGAGTTTTATGTTCGGTCATACATGGGTGGGCAAGACTATCGCGATGGCTCTTACCTGACCAGCTACCTCAATGAAGACAAGAACGCATATTCGCGACGCTTGGCTTTGACTCCCTTGGACAACCATTGCCGCAACGTGGTCCACGTTTATTCTTCGTTCCTATGGCGTCAGCCGCCTACTCGTAACTTTCAGCAGATGGAAGGCAGTGCAGACCTTATCGCATTCATCAAGGACGCTAACCTCGACGGCCAGAACTTCAACAGCTTTATGCGTGAGGCTCAGATATGGTCGAGCGTGTACGGCCACGTGTGGATTTTTATGGACAAGCCACAGTCTACGGCAGGCACTAGAGCCGAAGAGCTAGACCAAGAGATACGCCCATACGTCACGCTGATAACACCAGAGAATGTCTATGACTGGAAGTATGAGCGAATGCCAAGCGGTCGCCATGAGCTGACCTACATGAAGGTGCGCGAGTCAGTAAACCGCATTGACGGCACGACGACAGAGACGTATTTCCGTATCTGGACCAAAGAGCAGATTCAGCTTGTCCGCTACCACGGTGACGAGGCAACCATCGTCGAGACTATCGACAACCCTATCGGCAAGATACCAGCGGTGAATATACCTGCTAACCGATCAATCGTTCGTGGCATTGGTATCAGCGACATCTCTGACATCAGCTATATGCAACAAGCCATCTATCAAGAGCTATCGGAAATTGAACAGCTTATCCGCATCTCTAACCACCCGACGCTCGTGAAGACCTTTGACACTGACGCAACTGCTGGTGCTGGTGCAGTCATCAACATTAGCGATGATATCGACGCGGGATTAAAGCCGTACCAGATGCAACCGTCTGGAGCTAACCTAGACGCCATCAGAGCCTCTATAGAGGACAAGATCGACTCGATCAATAGGATGGCCCACATGGGCGCAGTGCGCGGCACAGAGGCAATGACGCAGTCAGGCGTTGCCATGCAGACTGAGTTCCAAATGCTGAACGCCAAGCTAGCAGAAAAGGCCGACATCCTTGAGCTGGCTGAAGAACAGCTGTGGGAGTTGTGGTGTCGTTGGCAAGGTCACAACCTGCACGAGGTAGAGGTCAGCTATCCTGACAGCTTTGACATTCGTGACTATGGGACAGAGCTTGAGTTCCTACAGAAGACTCGCGCTAGTGGTGTCAAGTCAGTTACGTTGTTGCGTGAGATTGATAAGCAGATCGCAGACCTTGTGCTTGATGACCAAGTGCTTGCACAGGCACACGCTGAGATTGAAGAGGCTACCACAGCGGTCGGTGACTTCACCAAAGAGACGCAGATTTACAAGTACCACATCGACAGTGGAATGGTGACGCCTAACGAAGTGCGCGAGAAGATCGGGCTTGAGGATATCGCTGGTGGCGATACGCTCGTCGAGCCAGTGCAGACGGTAACTGATGGACAGTGAGGAACTCACCAAGGCACTCGCAGGGGCGACCTCTAACCATGAGCGTCGCCTTTTGCGCGCTATGGAGCAGTTGCGGCGCGGCCTAACTGACTTGATGGCTGGCTTGCCTTTGCGTGACGGTCAGCTGTTTGACCTTGACGCGGCGTTAGCACTTAGGACACAGATCGACGGCCTTGTTCGTGACGAATACCTCGCAGTCATAGACGACATCATCCGTGAGTACCCTGACGCCGTAGCATTGACACAAGAGTTCATGGAGCAATTTGCGGCCTTTAGAGTTCCGCAGAGCGTCATCGGCCAGTTACAGCAGTTCAGCTTCACAGGTCACGAGGCATTGGCTGACGACTTTGTAGAGGCGCTTTACCAACAGGTGTACAACAACACGCTGTCAGGTACGCCATTCTCAGCAAGCCTTGCAGAGCTTAACAGCCTGATTGACGTGGATTTACAGCGATACTCAAAGACCATGCTTCACGACTCACTGTTTGAGTTTAGTTCGTCAATACAGCAGGCGGCGGCGGCAGAGGCTGGCATTACCAAGTTTAGATACGAGGGTGATACGATAGAAAGCACACGGCCCTTTTGTCGCAATCATGTCGGCAAGGAATACACTACTGACGAGATATACGAAATATGGAATGATAGCTGGGCAGGTAAGCGCACTGGCGACCCATTCCGTGTACGAGGTGGCTACAACTGTCGGCACTGGTGGGTGCCAATCCCAGAATAGGAGAAAGCTATGCCGTATCACAAGAAAGACAAAAAGAAGAAAAAGCGTAAATCGCGCTGATTTGATATAATTTAACCCACTCGAAAGAGGATTCGTAACATGAGCGATGAAATCATGGCAGACGCGGTAACTGAAGCCGCAGTGGAAACACCACAAGTTCAGGATTCAAAGACGTTTACGCAAGATGAGTTGGACCGAATAGTAGCTGATCGTGTTGCTCGCACTAAGCGACAATATGAAAAGCGCCTAGATGGTATCGACCTCGATGAGGCAAAGTCTCTTCTACAACGACAGCAAGAAGCTGAAGTCGAGAAGCAGAAAGAGCGCGGAGAGTTCGAGTCAATTCTGAGGCAGACCGTCGAGAAGAAAGATCAAGAAATATCGACTTACAAGCAACGCCTCGAAACGCAGTTAGTTGATGGGGCATTACTGTCAGCGGCAAGCCGAAACAATGCAGTATCGGCAGAGCAAGTCAGTCAGTTATTACGTGGTTCGGTTCGGCTGTCTGAAGACGGCACCGCAGAAGTTTACGATGCGAACGGAACGCCACGCTATAACGAACAGGGCGAGCTTTTATCCGTTGACCAGTTAGTCGGTGACTTCTTGACCTCGAACCCGCACTTCGTGAAAGCGTCATCAGGTGGCGCAGGATCGCAGACAGCGGTAGGTGGTTCCACGTCGAAACCTATGTCGGCGGTCGAAATGGAAGCTAACTGGAATAGCGGTGGCAAAGAAGCCTATCGCGCAATGATGTTAGCTAATAAATAAACCGCTAATCACAGGAGATTTTCATCATGGCGGCTACTACTTCAACAACACTCGACGATCTGTTTGCAAATATCATCATGCAGGCTCGTTTCACTGCCGAAGAGCAATCGCTCATGGCTGGCCTTATCACTCGTTATGACATCGGCAATGTTGCTGGCAAGACCATTCAAGTACCTAAGTACCCAGCGGTTGCGGCGGCTGATCTGACTGAAGGCACTGATATGTCTTCGAGCACAGTATCAACCTCTAGCGTCACTGTTACTGTCGGTGAAGTTGGTGCGCAAGTTGTACTGACTGACCTTGCGGCAATGGGCGCGGGCAACCCTGCTCAAGAGCTTGGCACTGTATTGGGTAACTCTATCGCCACTAAGATGGACCAAGACATCATCGCCTTGTTCGATGGCTTCTCGGCTTCACTCGGTGCGGCGGGTCAAGAGATTACCGTTGCTGACTTGTTCAAAGCGGCGGCTACTTTGCGTAACAACAAAGTTACTGGCCCAATCTCAGCAGTGATTCACCCATTCCACGCTTATCAGCTGTCAGCTAACCTGACTAACACGTTCGCCAACCCCAACGGTGGCGACCTGCAAAACGAAGCAATGCGCAACGGCTTCGTAGGTTCTATCGCAGGTATCGACGTATACCAGTCAGCTAACATCACTCCTGACGGATCAGATGATGCCAAGGGATGTGTGTTTGGCCGTGAGGCAATGGCAATTGCAATGAAGCGTGACTTCAACCTCGAGACAGAGCGCAACGCCTCTCTCCGTGCGTTTGAGCTTAACGCTACAGCCGTTTACGGTGTTGCAGAGCTTGATGACAGCTACGGTGTAGAGATGCTTTTCGACGCGGCACTCTAAGATGTACACGGCCCTTCGGGGCCGTTTTACTCAGAGGTTTATATGGCAGTTAATTATCGCGGTGAACAGTTTGAGGATTACAACGTGGCAAAGCGTACGCCACGACACGCCTCTAGCTCACACGCGGTTCTAGCTCGCTACAAAGGTGTAATCAAGCTACTACGTTTTGGCGCTCAAGGCGCGAAGACTTACCCACCTAAAGATGGTGAGTCGGCCCGCGACAAGGCCATGCGAGCGGCTTGGTATGCACGACACGGTGATACCCTAAAGAACGCAACGCCCTTAGATAAAATCTATTGGGCGGCAAAAGTTAAATGGTGATGACATGGCATTTAGTGACGACAGCAATCTTGTAGAGTTAGTGCCAGACATTTTGGACTTTGGCATCACTAGCTTTTCTGACGAACACCCACGAGCGCAGGCTGACATAGAGCGCGAGATTCGGAACCAGTGGTGGCACCGTAAGGGTATCGCTGGTGAGATGGACCCATCTTATTTGACTGATTCGCAGTGGACTCGTTCAGCCTCTTATCTAGTGTTGTGGAAGTACGCATTGCCACAGCTTACAAATTGGGTTGATGACGACCGCTTTTTAGCGATGATCGACTTCTATAAAGCGCGATACGGCGAAGAGATTGACGCAGTATTTCAAGACGGTATTGAGTACGACGCTGACAATGACGGTCAGGTTACGGATAAAGAGAAAGAAATCGTCGCAATCAATCGGTTAAACCGATGATCGAAATTAACATCGACACGAAGCCTCGTGACCTTCGCAAGATGGTTGATAAGCTAGGCCGCACGTTTACAAAGAACCACAAGCGAGCGATGCGTAGAGCGGCGGCAGAAGGCGTTAACAGAATCAACAAGCGCACAAGCAAAAGTCTTGACGTAAACAATCAGCCGTTCAAGCCATACAACAAGGTTTATGACGCTTTTAGAAGGCGACAGCCGAGGGCAGGCGAAAGCAAGCCTGTATTCCCTGACAGTAAAGTTCGCTTAATATTTACAGGGGCAATGCGCAAGTCATTACAGTACGGGCTACGCGGTGAAGACGGCCTGATTTACTTTGACAGCAGGACGGAGTCCAACAAGGCGGCAATAAACAACAAGCGCCGTGAGTTCTTCGGGCTAAACAAAAGTGACACCCGCGCTATCCGTGATGTGTACTTCAAGGGGCTGAAGATATGAGCGTCAGAGAAAACATCGCATCAAACATTGTCACAGCACTTACAGCGATCTCTAGCCCTACCGTTAAGAAGGTAACGCGCGAGCCGTTTGACTTTGACAAGCTATCAAATGCTCAGTACCCCGCGATTTTAGTTAGGACGGCTAACGAATCACGCGAAGATGCGAGCATCGGTGGCAGTCTATCAAGTAGACAGGCGACCATTGACTACGAATTGATTTGCTTTGTTAAGCACACGAACATCGACACAGCCCGCAATCAGATTGTAGAGGCTATCGACGAAAAGCTCGACGAGGATAGAACGCGTGGCGGTTACGCTATTGATACGCAAGTTATTAGCGTCGAGGTGGATGATGGTACAATAGACCCCATTGGCGGCGTCATTGTCACCGTTCAAATTCTTTACACATACACACGCGGTGACGCGTAAGGGAGAAACAAAATGGCTACACATAAAGGTTCAACAGGATCAGTTAAGGTCGCCGCTAGTGGTGGCACAGAGGCGGTTGTTGGTGAGGTTCGTTCATACAGCATCGACGAGACGGCTGACACTATTGAAGATACGGTGATGGGTGACTCTGTAAAGTCATACCTTGCCAGCCTCAAGGATGCGACGCTCACTATCGACGCGCTTTGGGATGACGCAGACGCACAGCACTTAGTGCTTGATTCTGGTGCCGCTATTGATTGGGAAATTCACCCAACAGGAACAGGCACAGGCGAGAAGTATTACGCTGGTGCTGGCATTGTGACCGCAAAGACTATCTCTGCATCATATGATGGATTGGTCGAGGCGTCATTCTCTGTGCAAGTATCAGGCGCAGTCACAGAAGCGTCTAACTAATGGGTCTGGCTAAAGAGTTACGAGCGCGACGAAAGCAGTCACGCCGTAAGATCGAGGTCGCAGAGTGGGCTGATGATAACGGGGCGTTTGTCCTGTATTGTCGCCCACTGACCTGCTATGACCTTAATGAGCTACAGAAGCGACATCCACAGGTAATGCAGAACCCTAGCATTGCGGCAATGGTCGATTTGATTGTGATGAAGGCAGAGGGCAAGGATGGCGAAAAGCTGTTTACTTCTGGCGAAGACAAGATCGACTTGATGGGTGAAGAAACGACGGTGGTGTCTGGTATTGCTAACGAGATGTTTAGCACTATCGACCCATTTGAGGACGTCGAAAAAAACTGAAGGCCGATCAGTCTCGGATGAATCTCATCGCCTTGGCTGATCGGTTACATAAGACTATCGAAGAAGTCGAGCAGATTTCAGTCAATGAGTTTCACGAATGGCTTGCTTACTTCAAGATAACAAGCGAGTCTAAAGATGGCGACTGAATCTGTAAGCATTGTAATTAAGGCGTTTGACCAGACGCAGAAAGCCTTACGCGGAATCAAACGTGCTTTTGCTGGCTTATCAAAAGTTTTTTTCAGCTTTAAAACCGCCTTGGTTGCCGCAGTCGGTGCAGGCGGCCTTGGTCTACTAATAAGCAACGCACTGAAGTCTATTGACGTATTAGCCAAAACGTCTAGTCGGATAGGCACCACAACAGATGCTTTAAGCAAGCTCCAATATGCAGGCGAACTAGCAGGCATAGAAACCAACACCTTGAATATGGCAATGCAACGCTTTGTCCGCCGGACTGCTGAAGCGGCAGACGGGACAGGCGAAGCAGTTAGTGCGTTTAGAAAGTTACGAATAGACGCAGAAAAATTGCAAAAAGTTCCTCTTGATGAGCGCATGAAAGTTCTTGCGGAGTCATTTAAAAACCTAGGCAGTGAAGAAGAAAAGCTCGCCGTAGCTTTTAAGCTGTTTGATTCTGAAGGCACTGCCCTTATCAATATGCTGAAGCAGACTGGCGACGAGATGGATGCCGTCTTCAGAGAGGCAGAACAGCTTGGCCTAGTATTATCAGAAGAGACAGCGCAAGGCGTTGAAGAAGCTAACAATGCTTTCACACGACTCAGAGCATTGTTCCGTGGCACTGTCTTGCAAATCACTGCCGCCGTTGCCCCTGCTCTAGAGTCTTTATTTACTCATCTCAAGCAGATAAAGCTAGAGGCGCTTGCTGGTACTGACGGCGTTGAGGGTTTTGCAAAGGCAATTGTCGAAAAGTTCCTTTCTGCTGTGCGCTCTATGATTGTTGGCATAGCGCAGATCCACACCTCATTTAACAATCTTTTGCACGATCTGAACGTGGCAGTGTTTGATTTCCGCAGGATATTTGGTTTGGATGGGCTTTCAGACGCCGAACAAGAAATAAGCAAAGAAATTATAAATATAAACAGAGGGTTGCAAGCGATTGCAAAAGGACAGCAAGAGGATACTAATTTCAACTCAGCATATATTTTGGGAAAGCTAGGATATCCCTCTGTAGAAGCGGCAAGGGCTGAAGCTAATCGGCTGATTGCAGAAAATGACCGAATTGTAGCTTCATTGCAAAGACCCGTGAAACCCAAATCACCTGACTATACTGACTGGATTGCAGAATTTGACCGTCTGATTGCTGGCATTGAGCAAAAAACTGAATCAGTAAAAAGCGCAATGGAAGAGGTCACTGTCACTGCGCAGAAGCCGTGGTACATGCCATTCATCAATGGCGTCAAAATGTTTGGCAACTCACTTGATGAGCTGGTTAACGAGAAGTTACCAGACCTCAAGCAGATGGTAGACAGCTTTGCCCTGCAAACAATGAACAACTTTACGCAAGCTTTTGTCGATGGTGTGACAGGTGCAAAGTCGTTTGGTGAGGCAATCAAAAACTTAGCTAAAAGCGTTGTCGATTCCTTGATTAAAATGCTTGTCCAGTATTACATTACTAAGCCTTTGTTTGATGCGATCAGCGCCGGAATTTCAAGTGCGTTTCCTACGTCTAGTGCTGGTAGTGGCGGCGGTGGCGTTACGTCGGTCACTGGCGCTTTAGCTAGAGGCGGCGTAGCAACAGGCAACAACCCGTACCTAGTAGGAGAAAAAGGGCCAGAAATATTTGTGCCAAGTACGACAGGGCGCGTTGTGCCTAACAACCAGCTAGGCAGTGGCGGCGTAACA